ATTCGATCAAAGTGCTGGTTCTAACGATGGCCACCCATTAATTTTTTCTACAAACACTAGTACCTCTGGAATAATTTCCTCTGGAGTAACTTATTATCTTGATGGCTCAAGTAACCAAGCTAACTATACAAATGTAACTACTTTTAATGCTGCAACGACACGTTATGTTGAAATAACCCCTTCATCATCAACTGATTTTTATTATCTGTGTTATGTGCACGGTATTGGTATGGGTGGAATATTTGATATTGAATCAAATGTTTGGGGTGGTTTATCTTGGGGATCTGGAGTTTGGGGTGATCAAGGTCATATTGATGTTTCTGTTACAGGAATATCATTAACTTCAAGTATTGGTTCTTTACAATCGGTTAAAGGAAATGCAGATATAGATCCAACTGGATCACAACTTACATCTTCTCAAGGCACGACTGTAGGTGGAACATCTGCTGCAGTATCAGTTACTGGAAGTTTAGAGTCAATGGCAGTTGGCCAAGTTATTATAGGTATTGGTGCAGGTGCTTCTGGTTTACAAATAGCTTCGAGTGTTGGTGCAGCAACTGTAGATGAAAGTATTTTAACTGGAGAAGGTTGGGGTAGAGCTGCGTGGGGAGAATTTGCATGGGGCGTTAATTTTTCTGTTGCTCCTACTGGACAAATCTTAACTTCAAGTATTGGAAATGAAACAGCATTTACTGATGTAACAGTAAGTGTTACTGGACAACAATTAGGACTTACTCAAGGTTTAATCTCTTTAAAGGGAGATTTTGGAATAGTTGTTTTTGCAGCTGAAGATCAATTAGATTTTGAAATAGGAACACTTTTATTTGATGCAAATGCTGATGTACCTGTTACTTCGGCTGGTTCATTAACTAGTTCTGCGGGAAGCACAATAGCTGGACTAAAAACACCAGTGGATGTTTCTGGTATACAAATGAGTTCAAGCATTGGCACAATAAATCTTGTACAAGGAACTACAGAGACTGTTACTGGTCAAAGTATTGCTATGTCTCTTGGTCAACATGCAGAAATACCAGGTCAAATTATAGGTGTTGGAGGTCTTCAATTATCAAGCAGTATGGGCTCAGTAACTGTTACAGGTATAGCAAATATTCCTGTTACTGGAATACAAATGAGTGCATCTATAGGAAACCCTATTATTACTAGTTGGCAAGAAATAGATCCTGGTGTAACTAATACTTGGACTGAGGTTGATTTGGCAGCTTGATAATAGTATAATTAACATTATTTAGGAGATTAATTTATGGCATCTAGTTATTCAACAGATTTAAAACTCGAACTAATGGTCACTGGTGAAAACGCTGGGACTTGGGGAGATAAAACAAATACAAATTTAAATTTAGTACAACAAGCAATCGCTGGTTTTGAACAAGTCACACTTTCATCTGGAGGCACAACTGCTTTAGTTATGTCCGATGGTGCATTATCAAATGCAAGAAATTTAGTAATTAAATTTGCTACGATTACAGCAGGTGCATCAACTGTTTGTACAATTCCAGATTCAATAGAAAAATTTTATATTTTTGATGTAACTGGAGTAACAAACCCAACTAATCTTACAATTAAAACAGCATCAGGAACTGGGTTTACTCCTGACGCACAAAAAATTTACGCAGCATATTCTGATGGAACAAATTTAAATGAAGTTTCTTTAGATACTTTAGGTGGTTCTATTGGGACTGCACAGATAGCAGATGATGCTATAACAAACGCAAAAATTGCTGACGATGCAATTAGAGCTGCACAACTTTCAAACAATGCTGTTGTAACCGCTGCAATTAACAATGATGCTGTTACAGTAGATAAAATGGCAGATGATGCAGTAGGTGCTGATCAACTTATTAATACTGCGGTAACTGCTGGTTCATATACACTTGCATCAATTACAGTTGATGCTCAAGGAAGATTAACTGCTGCTTCTTCAGGAACTGCTGGAGGAGGAAATATGGTTGCAGTTAAATATGAAGGTGGACCTACTAGTGGAACATACACTGCTAATCCTAATGCAACTAAAGTTATAGCTTACGTTGCAGGGGGAGGAGGCCAAGGCGGCGGGGGAGCTTTCACAGGGCCGCAGGGCGGACCAGGCCAACCAGGCGGGGACGGTGGAGTTGGTGGAATGGGAGCATTCTTTTTTCCAGTTACAGCACCACATACACAACCTTTTTCAGTTGGAGGCACAGCTGGTGCAACGACTTTAGGAAATAACGTTACAGCTAATGGTGGAGAAAATTTAACTGGATCAGGACCATCCCCAGCTTATCAAGCATCAGATGGAGATCCAGGACAAGCACCAGGTGCTACTAAAGATTTTACAGGTAATAATAGTGATATGAAAATATTTATGGCACCAGATATTGGAGTTGGTGGAGAAGGTGGTAATGCTCCTGCAAGACCAGGTACTCCAGGTAATCCAGGTGGTATGTTTATTTTTGAAGATATAGGAGCTTAATAATGGCATTTGTAATTTTAGATAATAATAAATTTTGTAAAGTAGCTAGAAATGAAGCTGACAAAAATGATATGAATATCAATCCTAGAACAGGTTCAGAAGTTGAAATTTCAGATTTAACTGAATTAAGAGTTTGGGAATATCAAAACCTTGTTAAACAAATCAAAAAACAAAATGAAGCACATTATTGAAAAAATGCGAGAGATTGCAGAGTTAGAATCTCAAATAAGAGAGAAAAAGAAAGAAATTGAAATTTTAATGAAGAAAGAAGAAAACAAAAAGAAACAGAAACCGGAAAACAAGAAAAAGA